CTTAACCGCTTGACCAACGGGCCTTAGAAATACAGAGCTTCGCTAAAACCTCCGACTTTCATCATCCACTATTGCGGACGACCGTCCCCCTTATCTTAGCGAAACTCTGTAATGTGGTAGCGGTAACTGGATTTGAACCGGTGACACTTCGGGTATGAACCGAATGCTCTAGCCAACTGAGCTATACCGCCATATTTATTTGTTGCACTTGAACAGTGCTTTATTATTATATCCAACAACCTCCGTTTTGTCAACAACTTTTTCAAAAAAATCTTCAATTTGAAAAGTAAAGCATTAAATGCAACAAATTTTCGGCTCTGTTTTTGTGGATTTTAGCATAAAGCAAACAGGCCGCCAAGTCTGCCCCGCTTGCAGCCTTTCCGTATTGTTCAATTTTACCAAAGTATTTCTGGTTTCTCTGGTTCTTATGCTGTCAGTCCAAGTTCCCGCAGGCACTCTCTAAAGACGGTGCCCGCGCTCTTATACCCCAGAATCTTTCTGGGGTAGCTGTTGATCCAGTTCTCCGTGGCCGCGATTTCTGCTGCTGTTACCTTAGAGAAGTCTGTGCCTTTCGGGTGCCGGCGGCGGATCATGCCATTTACATTCTCATTGCTGCCCCGCTCCCAGGAAGAATACGGGTGGCAGTAATACACCTTTGTACGCTTTCCGCCGGTGATGCAGGACCGTTCCAGCTGATCGGCCAATGCAAACTCTGTGCCGTTGTCCACGGTGATGCTTTTATAGATGGCGCTGAATCGCTCTGCCCCCAGTTTCTTTTCCAGCGCATTGATGGCCTGCACGGTCGTTTCGGCGCGGCGGTTCGGCACCAATATAATATTTTCGTTCCGGGTCTTTCGCTCTGTCAGCACCAGCAGCGCAACCGTGCTTTTTCTCTTTCCCGAATATACCGTGTCCATTTCCCAGTGTCCGAACTCTTCACGGGTCTTTACTTTCTCTGGGCGCTTCTCGATGCTCTCACCGGCCGGCGCACGGGTCGGGCCTTTCGTTTTGACTTTTTTGTAATCGCCTTTGTGCACTCCATGCCGGGGTAGCGCCTTTTGTGTCAGGTTCAGGAACACGCCCTTTTTAATGTAGCTGTATATCGTAGGCACCGATATATGTGTTTTGAACATCCGCCCCTCTTCCCGTGCGTAACCATACACCGCGGCCGGTGAGCAGTCCTTATCTATAATGGTCCGCTCAATGTACTCTGCAAGTTCATGGTCCTTGCCGATTTTCAGGTTTGGTCCTTTCTCCCGCAGATGTGCTTGATACCGCTGTTCTGCAATGTCCGGGCTGTATGTCGGGATCAGTTCCCACGTTGTTCCGTTCAGCCGGTCATAACTGCCCCGCTTCAATTCACGGTACACCGTAGATGGGTCCACCCGCAGCTTTTCTGAAATCTCCCTGACTTTCAATCCATCTTTCAGCCACTTTTCAATTCGGATTCTGTCTGTGATCGTAAGATGTTTGAACACTCGCACGCCGTTTTCCTCCTTTCGTTTTTGGCGTTTCTTTTCGTTTTAAGCGTAAATTATACGGTGCACCGTTGTCAATGTGCAAACTTTCCACACTTTGCACTTTTCATTTGTGCAAAACTCCCAGACAAACAAAAAACTCCCCGCCAGTGGCCCGGTCAGAGCCACCAGCGGGGAGTTGTCATCACAGCTTATTCAGTTGTGCCACAGACTTAGTGTACCTGCTTTTTCAGATTTTCCAGAACCGCATCTGCCTGAATTGCTTCCTTGCTGAAACTGTTGTTGTTCCACCATGCAACCAGAGCGGTAACGGTCGTAATACCGGCAGTCACCAGCTGTTCAACCGTGCTGCTTTCAATAGGCAGGATAGGCTTGCCCAGAGCGCTCAAAAGCTGATTGGTCAGTGCCAGCAGCAGGCAGGCGGTACGGGCGATGGTAGCGGTAGTGATCTTGTAGTTACTCATAACTTAGTCCTCCTTGCTTTCCTGTTCGGATTTCTGCTTCAAAATTTCAATAGCTCCGGTCAGAGCCTTCGGAATCGGTACACCCATCAATCCGGCATTTTCGATGATGGACAGTGTTTCGTTGGCAATGAACGCGATTACGGTCGCATCCCGGATAAAATTAGACCCCATCACCGTGTCGAGGTGGCAGGCCACCAGCACGATCAGCAGGGTTACACCTTTGCGGCACAACCCTTTCCACCCGGCGCGGGATTCCAATGCGCCGTCTTTGCTCTTCGGGCTGGCGTGGAAAACCCCAGCAACCACAAGCCCCGTGATGTAATCGACTGCCATGAACAGGATCAGCGTCGAAAGTGCCGCATCCCATCCGCCGAATTGACTTGCGATCAGACTGCCGATTACTCCAACCATGGTGCAAACCCCGCTCCTTACTGCATCACCCATCTGCTTTTTACCTCCCGCACGTCAACGTGTACAAAGTTGTCGGTATAGTACCGCCCAACGCCGCCCTTTCCGGGCAGCAGAGTTTCGACGTAGGCCGCCAGTGTATCCACCGACACCCCGGCGATCCAGATGTCCGCAGCCTTTCCATAGAGGTGCTGGCTGTACTTGGACGATTTCTTCTGCTTGGCGTTGTGGCTTGCGGTGCGGAAAGCACTGTTGATGTTCACCGCCTTGCCGAAGTGATCCCGGATTTTCTGCAGCAGGGTCACAAGCTCATTGTCAATAAAGATCGGGTCGCTCCCGTCCTTGCACTTGAACTCCCAGACGTGGAAGTTCTTGCTCAGCGCCTTGTTCCCGTCCTTCGCATAGGAATATGCTTTGATTGCCATTGTTCTGCTCACTTCTTTCTTTTTTGATGATGTAGAATTTCCCGTAGGTTTGATTCAGCTTGTGTTTCAGGGCCATGCACTCGCAATGGCTCAAAACGCCGCGGTAGCTGCCAATGGTCCGCTCCACTTCCTCGGCTGTGATCTCGCCCGCCTCATACTGTGCCAGCACCTGCGACAGCCGCAGCTTGATGCCGCGTATCGTGGCGTGCCGTAGGCGGCGGTGTGTCGGCCACACCCTCATGCCTACAAATTCAACGCCCGCCCTCAATGGCTGGATGCTGGTCTTATGGTTCAGAGCAAGATTCAATTCCCGGCGCAGGAATACGGCAATTTCATCCCGGATCTTGGCAAGTTCCTGCTTGCTGTGCCCGATGATGATAATGTCATCCATGTACCGGATGTACCAATGGATGTGCAGGGTATGCTTCACATACTGGTCCAATACATCGAGGTAGATGTTTGCGAACATCTGGCTTGTCAGATTTCCGATGGGAACACCGGTGTCCTCCAACCGGCACTCTGGCGGTACTTCGTCCGCGCTCATGCCCTCCGGCAGCCCAAACTTCGTCTGGTCGCTGTGCAGGATGGTCCGAAACAGCCACATCATGCGTGGGTCTGTGATCTTCCGCCCAATGACTTTCAGAAGGATCTCATGGTCTATCCGGTAGAAATACTTGGAAACGTCCAGTTTCAGGGTATAGGCCGGGCCGCCACGGTCCGCCTGCCGCATCCAGTATTGGAGTTTATCCAGTGCCGCGTGTGCGCCTTTGCCCTTACGGCAGGCATAGCTATCTGAAATAAAGCCTTTATCAAAGATGGGAAATACAACTTGGTAGATACCCCACTGCACAACGCGGTCGGGGTAGTGTAGCGCCATCGCCATGCGCAGCACCGGCCGCCGGATCCAGAATATCCGGTACGCCCCTACCTTATAGGTCTGCTTAACCAGACGGTGTTGCAGGATAATGCAGTATTCTGCTTTGCGCTGTTCAAATACCAGCACTTCATCCCGGTGCTTCTTTCCCTTGCTGGCGTGTTGATGTGCCAGCATCAGATTGTCGAAAGCCACCACCCGGTCAAAGGTGGTTTTGTAGGTTTTCATTCACAGCCTTCCGCACCCGTGACATATTCGGCCACTCCCCACCATGCGCCGGGCGGTGGGATATTCCGGCCATTCTCCCCGGCATACTATCTGCCTTGGTGCGAATACAAATTATTCGTACAGCGCTCCCCCGGCGCTGCCGATGGATCCTGACCCCTTTTGCCTGCGTAATCCAGCCCATCTTTTCAGGCAAGCTATGATTCATCTGGCAGGGAAAAGCGGAACGCCGCCCAATGTTGCCGTTGGCGTTGGACCGCACATTGTTGAGGTTCAGCTTGAACACGCCCGCGTTGGAAGTGTTGTTCCAGCTGCCGCCCCGGATCGGGATGCGTAAATGATGGTCAGGCCCCAGATATGTGAAAAAGGCAAACAGCCTATTTAGACTGCTTGCCATCCACATACTTTAAGTAATTGCCGATCATGCCACCGATGGCCCCGGTGTATCTGCTCCATGTTGCGTACTGGTGCATCGTGATACACACCACAGGCTGCGGCGGGGTTTCCGGTGCTTTCCCGTCCCCGCGCTTCTTGCGCTTTTTCTTCGGCTCGGTGCCCTGCGGGTACAGTCTGGGATTCGCCGCCTCGTCAAGATAGTCCCGTAAGTCCAGCAACAGGGTGTCGAACTCGCGCAAGGTGTCGCGCTTGTAGTATTTCTTCTGGATCACGTTGCAAAGGTGCAGCATATCATACATGGTTTCCCGGATGCGTTTTGCAAGGCCATACTTTTCAATTCGCGGAAACTGTACCAGGATGGGGCTTCCGTAATTTATCATGTCCTTTACCGCCTGCTTCAAGCGGTAGCCTCCGTTCTGCGTGTTCATCTGCTGCAGCTTTTCACTTTCAATACTGTTCATGTCACATCATACCCAGGTTCTAAAAATATAGGGGTGGCTATCGCCACCCCATCGGTTTACTGTCGTTCGGTTTGCGGTTTGCCCCTCTTATCAGAGGGAACCCACGAAAGCGGAACGCCGCCCAACGCTGCCGTCGGCGTTGGACCGCACAAAGCTGAGGCTCAGCCTGAACACGCCCGCGCCGGAAGTGTAGTACCAGCTGCCGCCCCGGACCGGGATGCGTAAGCCTTGGTTGATGGCATACAGATCATCGCCGCCGTAATCGCCGCCCGGCTCCTGCGGATAAACGCCGATGCCGTAAAGGATCTGCGGCACCGTGGACAGCGTAGTGCCCAGAGAGGTAAAGCCGGTGCCGCGACCGTCCGCGCTCTGGCCGGTCAGTGCATCGGTGACAAAGGTCCACTTACCGCTGCGCCAATCCAGCTTGATGGTGCCTGCCGTGCCGGGAGCCACAAGGCTACCGTCTGCGGTAATGGCTTTCCACAGGCTGCTGGCAGAGGAAACGTCAGCGGTGGACAGTGCGGCATCGTTGTGCTGGATGATCTGGACTTCGCCATCCATCAGGCGCATACCGGTGGCCCACTCCCACGCATTGCCGTTCAGGTCGGCAATGCCGGTCAGGTCGTTGTTGTGGTTCCAGCTCACAGGGCCAGAGCCGGTCAGGGTCAGGTTTACCTTGCCGTTGCTGTCGTAGTTGGCCGGGGTGCCCTTCTCCCAGGCATGGGCATGGTCAGCGCCATAGTTGTTGTTGCCGCGGGGCATAAAGCCGTTGGCACGGCACCACAGCTGGATAGCTGCATACATGGCGTTGGTCGCCAGCGTCCAGCCCTCGCCCTTGCTGCGGCTCTGGCTCACAGCGGTGTCGAAGTTCACGTTGACCGCCGGGGTCTGCATGGGCAGGCTGCAGGGCACGCCGTTCACCAGCGTATCATGGTACTTGCCGATGCAGAAATAGGGCTTCTCCACACCATCCAGCTTAAAGGCCGGCAGCACCGTATCATCGCCCACACCCACATCCTTGTAGGTCAGCTTATTGATGGGCACCACCACGCTGGGCAGGCCAAACTTATCCAGCAGGGCGGTGTTCTTGCCGCCAGAAATACCCTCAATGGCGGCCTTGAAGTCAGCAAAATTAGTCATAGTGTTTCGCTCCTTTCACTTAGTCGATGGCCCACAGGGTCAGGGTGCAGCGGGAAATATCGAACTTCACGGGGATCTTCGTGGTCTGCTCCACTTCGCCCTCGCCATCCATGGCCGGCACCTTTTCCACTTTCTCGGTGTAGGCGCGGGCGGGAATGTCGATCTGCGCTGCATAGGACAGATCATCATCGTTCTTGCCAATGGAGGTAGCCAGAGCACCATCCCAGTTGCGCACAACGTCAATGTGCACCGGCTCGTCTTTCTCGTACTTTGCCAGGTTCACCATGATCTCGTCATCACCCAGGAACAGCTTGGTGCCGACCACCTCATAGTCCAGCTTGGTGCCTTCGTTCTTCTCGATAACCTGAATCATAACTTAATACCCTCCGTTCATGTGGTTGTCACGGCAGACTTCGCAGGTCTTGGCGGCGATCATTTCCGCCTGCTCCCGCTGCTCTGCGCTGATGTGGCCCCGGCAGCCGAAACTTTCAGCCACCTGAGCTTCGTATGCGATGCGTTCATCGCTCTTCACGATCACATTTGCCATGGTCTTACTCCTTACTCCCCGGTGGGGGCCGTGCCATCTTCGTACTCCGGGGCGGGGATCATGCCGCCCTGGATCTCAACTTCCAGCGTCACTTCCTTGGCAACGCCGGTGTACTGCACCTTGAAGCCGTTGAGCAGCTTGTCCGTGATGACGATGTTGCCGGCCGTGCCCGCCGGGTCGCCATCAATGGCAACACCGTTCGGCATTACGGCAGAAACGACACGGGCGGCAATGATGTAGTCCGTGTTGTTGCGGGGCTGCTTCAGGGCGATGGTGGTTTTGGAGTTGTTGGCCGGGTACTTTGCGGTGTTGTGCAGGTAGATGACGTGCATCTCACCCGTCATAGCATCAATGTCCCGGCCATGCTCTTTCAGCACGCGGGTAGCCTCGGCCAGAATCAGGCTGTTTTCCAGGATGCCGCCCTCCATGTTGTTGAAGTTGGCGGCGCTCTGGGAAGTGCCCGTTTTCAGCACTTCGCCATCCACCCGCTCATGGGTGATGGAGCCATCAGAGTTATTCGTTTCCTTGAACCGGTTGACGAACTGGGTCACTCTGTCCACCCAGTTTTTGAAATTGTACATAGGGTGTCCTCCTTATCCCTCTGCGGTCTTGTCGGTGCTCATGAAGTTCAGCGCAACACGCAGCAGCGCGCCTTCATCGTCTGCCTCGAACGTGATCTGTTCATTGCCGACCAGCGTTTTGATGTACATGGCCTGCTTGCTGGTGTCCAGCAGCGCAACCTCCGTGACGGTGCTGCCGGTAGAATCACCGGGCGGGATCGTCATGAAGAAAGCCAGTCGGCCATCTTTCAGGGTTTCCACGCTGTCGATGGGCACAGTCTTGTAGGTGCTGCCCGCCTTGTAACGGCCCAGCGCCACGCGCACTTTGGTGTAGTCCTTGTACAGCCCCAGAGCATAACTCGTCATTGCCATAGCCTTTCACCCCCTTTCATCACTGCACAAGCGGCTCTTCGCCGCTGCGCTTGCCCTTGAACTTGGTGACAGTGACCTCAACATCCACGTCCAGCACCGGATCATCCAGCACCGCCGGGATATTGCTGGCACAGGTTTCCGTGCCCGCCATCGTTGCTTCCATGTTGTGCACCTCCGTTTCTGTTTCAACCGTCAGATCTGCATCATAGATGCCGGCTGTCGTCGTCCTGTCCGGGACAGTGCCAGCCGTTTCAACTTTGTACCCGGTGGCCTGCTGCTCTGCCTCCACCTCAAACTCACCATCGGCCAGGGCCGCCCTGGTCGTGTTCTTCGGCCAGGTGCCTGCCCGCTGGTTCTCGCTGGTATATGGAACCGCAGACTTTGCAGTGGACTGCTCGGTGTCCACCGTGAGATCTGCATCCATGATTCCGGCATGGGTGGTCCGGTACGGGATGGTGCCCGCCGTTTCCACCCGGAAAGCATTTGCTTCGCCCTCCGTTTCTACCATCAGTTCGCCATCTGCAATGCCGCCGTGGGTGGTAGTCCTGGGCCATGTGCCGGCGTACATCGTTTCGCTGGCGTATGGCACCCGGTAGACCAGCGAGGAAAGTTCGCACTCCACATCAAGCCCGGCCTGCACCTGCAAGTACAGGCTGTCCAGATGGGCAGTCATGCGCTTGTAGATATTCACGCTGCGGCGAATCTCCCGGCGTTTCACCGGGATAAGAGCACCATCCACAGAACAGATCACACGGAAATGACCGGGTGTGCCGCCGTAGTCGTACCACTGCTCGATCTCCGACCGGGGATAGATAGCAGAGATAGCTTTCAGCGTTGCCCAGTCCGTGCCGTAGTAGCGGCGGACTTCCAGCGCGGTTTTGATGATGTTCTGCTTGGCCTGCAGCGGGTAGTTGGCATCGTACCAGTCCACCTTGAACTGCGTGGCCAGAACGTCCAGAATTTCTTCCGGCTGGGAATCTATCAGGGTGTAGATGTGGATCCTCTCTGCAGCGTCCATCTCGTGCTGGTGCCGCTCCCGATACACCTTGTCCATGATGCGGATCCACGGTTCATCCGCAACCGCCGGGGGCAACCCCTCAATCAGTCCGGTTCCCCACAGATCAGTCATCCTCGATACCTCCGTACACCATCTTGCAGCTGTTCATCTTTGCCACCTGCGTTTCAGTGATCTTGGTATCGACTGGACCAGTCAGCTTCGGGCGTTTGGCTCCCGCTTCACGCACCCGCATGATAAGTTCAGAGGAATCAATGTCGCGGCCGATCTTGCGTTGCCAGGTCTGGTACTCTTTTACGGCCCTTTCCACGTTCTCCTGGATGGTCACAGCGGATTTTGTGTTGCTGGATGCGATGTAGTACGTCAGGTTTATGTCGTAGGGCACCTCTTCCGGGGCGTGACAGAGAACCAGATCGCCCATTGGTTTCTTTACCGTGGTGAAATAGTCCTCCATGCCCCGGCACTCTGCTTCGGTCGGCAGCCGCCCATCATCCATCAGGAAATAGATGTGGATGGTGTAGCCTTCCTCACAGATGATCTTGGTGCCGGTCACATCGGTGCGCCAGCTTTCGGCAAAGTATTCATAGGCATCCACCGGGCCAGCGATGGAGAAGATGGACGGTGCGTAGTGGATGCGCCGGGTGAACGAATCGTCCCCCTCTTCATCCGTGCCGCCGGTGCTGGCAGAGGTGTTGCTTACAGAAGCCACATAGGGGATGGGGTCCACCAGCGTGTTGATCTCACCAATGAGGATTCCATCACTCCCGCTTCCAGCTTCATCCGCCACGACCTCAACGTCCACCGTCAGTTGCCCCGCCGGGATTTCTGCATACTTCGTGGTCTTGAAATACTGCTTTTCGCCGGTACGCACCTGCGTGCCCTCCGGGATGCTGGTTGCGCTGGCTCTTGCGGCAGACAAAGTAAACCGCACGACCGCTGTTGCTTTGCCAGCTGCCATGCGTTCTACGCCCACCATAGGGGCCAGATTATCCAGGTTCGGCCCGGTGCTTGTCGGCAGCAATTCCGCTTTCAGGCAAGCCGTGCTGAACTCTATCGTGTGGTGGGAACGGTGGGCCAGCACCAGCAGCACCATGCGGGCTTCTGCACACTGGGCCAGCGACACCGATCCGTCATACATTTCCTTGTTGTATTTCTCAAACAAGGCCCTGCAATCCGCTACCGCTTCTTCCAGGGTTTCCCCGCCATCAATATCAATGTCGGGGATGTTCTCAAATTCCGTGATTTTAGACAAGTTCGTACACCACCTTCGGGGTTACTACTCCATGCAGTGCATCGCTTTCTACCCAGTCCACACGCACTACCCGCGCCCGCGGCTCAAAGGTGGCGGTCTTGTCCGTCACCTCCGCCACATACAGGCCCTTTGCCACCGCAAGCGGCTTGTCCAGGAACACGCTCGGATCTATGCCAAGCAAACGGTCCCCTTCCAGGCTGCCCACGGGGGTGGAGTACAGCGTGCGGAGGCAGCGTGCAACGTCCTGCACTTCTTCCTGCGTTGCCCTGTCGTTGGACAGTTCAAGCATCGTACTGCTTATGTCGATCATGTGTACTCCTTTATGGTCAGGCTCACCATGCACTGCGTCAGCAGACCATGTTTCAATACAACGTTCCAGGCTTCGCTTACATCGGTCACGCGGAACCGATTCTTTGAAACCGGTGCAAACCCGATTATCAGGTAATGCAGTTCTCCGCTTTCCACCATTTCCGCAAGCCGATTCTTCATCCTGCTTGGATTTACGCCAAGGCTGGAATCAAGCAGAATGTCGAACGTATACTCCCGCAGTTTTGGGTTAAGGAACTCCGGTTTTGCTTTGCCTTTCAGCACTTCATGTTCGGCCCAGTTTGCACCGATTTTTCCCTTGAAGTTTGATGGAGTAAGCACTCGCTGATGGCCTACGGAAAAAATCACATCGCCAAAAACTCCTACATACATTCCTGCACCTCCTTACAACGGCGGCGTGGTCGGTTTGCCCAGGTTGCCGTTGTGGGTATGCGTTACCAGCGATTTACCGGACACCACAACGTCCCCGCCCGCGCCTGTGATGTTCACGGTAGCTGCGCTGGCTGTCAGGGTCGTGGCGGTCAGTTTCAGTTCGCTGGCGGCCTGCACAGTGATGCTCGCCGGGGAAGTGATCTTCACATCGCCGCCCTCGCTGATGGTCACGGTGGCGCTGCCGATTTTGACTTCCAGGCTCTTTGCTTTCAGGATCTTCTTCCCGTCCACAAAGTCCAGCAGTTCTTTTGCGTTGGCATCGAACTTCCGGTATGCCTTTCCATCCTCGTTGCAGTATTCCTTGCGGAAGATTTTCTCCTTGCCCTCGGCCGGTTTGATCTTCTTGTTCCAGATCGTGCCCAGCACCACAGCGTCCTCCGGGCTGTCACCCGGATGCAGCACCACCACAAGGTCATCCACTTCCGGCATCATGTACTCCCGCCGGGACAGAAACGGCACCATTTCTGTTACCGTATCGTCCCTGTCCGGGTAGGTCACTTCACACAGGCCATTTTCGTAGTCGATGGAACTCACATTACCAAGCCGCACTTCGCTGCTCATGCAAAATCCCCCTTTTCTACCTTGCTGGCCTTGACCTGTGTTTTGTAGCCGCCGGATGGCGAGTAGACGTGTTCCAGTTCATCCACAAAGTATTTTCCGGCCATTTTGCCGTAACCTACTAAGTTGATGCACTGGGCCGATGCGCCCGCCGGGTAGCCCGGAATGGTAAAGCTGATGGACGTTGCGCCATGGTTGGCGTTTTTAATCGCCGCTATCAGCTTCGCCTTTGCGTCCGCCTCACTGCTTACCTTGCCGGTAAGTTTCAGCTGGCGTTCTTCTGTGCCGACCTTGACGTTGATGTTGATTTTCTCTTTCTTGTTGGTGTAGGTGTACACACCGCCGGTGTATGTCCCGGTCAGCTTTGTGCTCCACTTGAAGCTGCCCGGTTCGATGCACAGGGCGTTCGGGTTGAACGGCTGTGCTTCTTCATATACCGCCCAAGCCGCCGTTTTCTCTTTGTATTTTTCCCGGTCGTACACCCACAGTTTGTTGGCATACACCTTGATGACCAGGGCGTAATCGCTGCACAGGTCCTGCAGGAAGGCACTGTCCGTGGCATCCTGTTCCTTTGCGTCAATGTCGTGGTCGTCACCCTCGAACTTCAGTTGCAGCTTGTACCGTCCGGCAATAGTTTCCGCAATTTTCTTCACGCTGGTTTTCTTCCAGGTGAATGTGCGGGTCCGCTCGCTGAAACTGCTGTCGTTGGGTTTGGCTACGCCGCCCATGGTCAGGGTGTCCGGGGCACCGGCAAAGCTAAGGTCATCCAGCACAAATGCGCCGCACTCTGCGCTGTAATCACGGTAGCCGCTGCCAATGCCACCGATCCCCCAGTTTTTCACAACGATAGCCGGATAGAGTTTTGCACCCTTTTCCGGCATCCAGGCATTTTTCCATTTATCCTCACGGGCATTTATGGTAATGCTCATGGTGTCGCTCTGGGATGCTGCCACATCGGTATAACGGAAACTTTCCACATCATTCTCGATCCGGGCTGTAATATCGGTTTTCCCGTATGTCAGTTGGATCGCTGCCTCGCGGCCTTTGGGTCTCGCTGCTGTCAAAACCATCACGCACCTGCTTTCCAAGGCGGCAGGTCGCCGCTCTTTTCTTCAGGCAGTTCAGGTGTTGACAGCACCACGCCGGAATCGAACCGGGTTATGTGGATTAGTCCAAGGTTGTTCTGCATCAGCCAGTCGGCTTTCAGTTCGCTCCCATACACCTTTAAGGCAATCATGTCCCAGGTGTCACCAGATACCGTTGTGTACGTTGTACTCGTGTTATCAAGTGCCATAGTTCTTGCGCCTCATTTCACGTTCGTACTGCTCCATGTTCTCGCAGAAGCGCTGGTAGTCATCGGCAAGGATGGAGTGCAGTTCTTCTGCTGTCATGCCGCCGTAGATAACAAAGTTCGGTGAGTAGACGTAGGTATTGCCAGAAGAACTGGTGTATGTGCGCTGGAAGCTGGTACTTCCACCGCCGCCAAAGCCGCCAGAGTTTCCGCCGGTATCGTTGTCGCTGCCACCGATGGATGGCAGTTCCACAATGTTCTGCCGGTAGTTCTGCAGGTCGGCCAGCGCAGAAAGGTCCTGTTCCGATACGCCGGAGCCGTAGACTGTCGGGAAGAAGTCCACGTTGCTCAAATCGTAGTTGTCCGGGTTTGCGTCATATTCAAGCTGCGCTTTCTCTATGTCCGCGCCCCGGATGAGCTGGATAACTTTCTGTGCGTTCTCGTTCGCAAGGACAGTCTGCGCACCGGAAACCACCTTGCCGATGCCAGTGTTCACGGTCTGGACAACCTTGCTCTGGTCATCCGACACAACGGGCACCGGCATAGCTGCCACGGTTTCCAGACCGTCCACGGCATAGTTGGCAAACTCCGTAATGCGGCTGAACGCCACACCTGCGTCAGAGCCAAGCACCATGCTGGCCGCAACGGACGGGAACACAGCATCCACGCTCTGTGCGATCTGGTTGAAATACTGCTGCCGCTGTGCCTTGCGGAAGTCGATCAGGTTAGAATCTTCCTCAGTAAAGCCACCATCGGCAAACATCTTCGGTTTCCTGCCGGGCAGCCCCAGCAGATCACCCAGACCAACACCCAGCATCTTGCCAGCGGTCAGCCAGGTATCAATGTTCTTTTCACGAACACCGCGCCGGAAGCTGATGACCGCTTCGGGACCAGCCTCGCCAGCAATGGACGGTCCATGCGTCATGCCGCCGTTGGCGAACGCCGGGACGGACACGGGCGAGAGGTTGAAGCCGAAAGACTTGCCGCCGATGACCGGGACGGGGATGCCGAACAGCGTTTCCGGGATTTTAAGCTGGATCTTGTTCAGCGCTCCGATGATGAAGTTGACCGCCTTCACACCAACGGTAGCTATCTGCTTCAAAAATCCTATAACGCCCAAGATCACAGGTTCTACCACCGGCAGCACCTTGCCCACAATGTCCACAGCCACCTTGATGGCATTGACCAGCGTGGTACCCACCAGGCTTACCACCGTGGACAGCAGCGGTATAACCGCCGGGATGCCCTCATTGATGACAAACCCGAATATCTCCGTCAGCACCGGCTTGATGTGGTTCGTGCCCAGATCCACGATCTGGGAGAACACACCGACAAAGGACTGGACCAGCGGCATTACCGTCTGGATAGCCGGGGTCATTGCGCCAAACGCATCGCCCAGGTTCAGCCCTCCGATGCTGAAACCGGATAGCTTTTCCTGAATGCTCTGCAAGCCCTCCGGTGTGGAGAGTTGCCCAAACACCTGTTTTGCCAGATCTCCGATACCCGCGATCTTGCCGGTAAACTTGTCGAATACGGCAAGGCCGCCTTCACCAAATACCATGCCGACAATGTTGCGGACATCCTCAAAGTGATCTCCTAGTATGGAAACCACGGCAACCATCGTGCCCAGACTTGTAATGGCCGGTCCGAACATACCAAGCAGTGACATGAAGCCACCGCCCAGTTTCGCAGCCACCGGACCAACGGTAGAGCCCAGCACGTTCAGCCCTGCGCCTGCAAACTGGCCAATGTTCTTGACCGTGCCGATTGCACCGCCCGCCAGCTTCGTTGCGCCGCCGACCACCTTGTTTTTGGCATTCGCCAAAATTGCGGGGCCTTTCGTTTGGCTAAAGATGTACCCCATCTGTGCAAGAGCGTCCTGTCCGTTCATACCAACCGTGCTGGTTGCCATTCGCCAGAGTGCTCTTCCTCTGCCTGGCTGCACAATGCCCGTTTTTGCAAGGATTCCTACTCCGGCCTTCCCGATGTTTCCGAGTGCAGACTTTCCAAGCCCGCCCATCGTAGACAAGGTTGTTCCGCCAAAGGACTTCATGCCGGCAAAGATGCCGGGGAAGTTGATGCCCTGCGGGCCTGCAATGCCGGACAAGATCTGTTTTGCAACGCCTCCCGCCTTGACAAAGCCTCCGCCGATGGCCGTGTTCCCCAGCGCACTTACGGCGTTGCCGACACCCGTAACGTACTTTCCGGGGCCGGAGTTTTTCAGCAATCCAAGTACGCCGCCGTTCGTGCTGGCTTCCAGCACGTCATTCACAAAGCCGGTTTTGCCTTTCTTGGTCCCGCTGCGCAGGCCCTTGAAATTTTTCAGCGTTGCCCAGATGCCAACGCCAGCGCCATCCAACGTCTGCCCGATTTTACCCAGGCGCGTTGTTGGTTGCTGTGCTCCGATGCCGGTCATCTGAACGCCGTACTTTGCGTTCTCCGTAAACATCCCAGCGTTCGACTTTGCGAACACCGCGCCGCCCACTGCCTTTTGAATCAGGCTCGTGGGTGTCAGTGCACCCAGCAGGTTGCGGACGGTGATGCCGCCGAATGTTCCGCCGGGGGCACCGCTGGGCTTTCCGCCGATCACGATGTTGCCCACCGTGTTCATCAGGGAGGTTCCGGCGCTGTATGCCGTGGGCGCAAGGCTCATGGCTCCGAACGCCGCAGTAATGGCCGTAATGGCTCCCGCCACCTGCGGCCCATGCTCCGCCGTGTAGTCAATGCCTTTCTGGATCCATGGCAACGCCGCCTGTGCCGCATTGCCGACACCCAGCAGGGCAGAGTGTAGCATCGGTAGGATACCGTTCACGATGTTGGACAGGTCCGGCAGATTTTCGGTAATGCCGTTTGTAATATCAATCCACATGGAAGCCAGTTCTTTCTTTGCCGGAAGGAACTGCTTTCCCACGTTGATAAGCAAACGGTCGGTTGCGTTGCTTGCCATCTGGTCTACGGCTTTGCCCGTGTCCAGTTTGACAAGCAATTCTTTCTCCATACTGTTGGTGTACAGATCCGAATTGTTTGCCATTGCAAGCGCGTCTTGGAAAACCTGCGGGTTCTCCACGATCTTAGAAACGCCCTCAATAGCCCACTGTCCGAACAGGGTCTTGATGGTTGCAGTCTGCTGGTACTTGTCCTGCTTCGAGATTGCATCGAACACCTTTGTCAAGGTGAGTGCTGCACCATCTTCACCGTTCGGCCCGGTAGACTGCATATCCTTTGCGATCTGCACCGGGTCAAAGCCCAGCTTGTTCCATGCGCCCACCTGCGCATCCGTTGCGCTGTTGCCCAGGGTGATGTTCGTAAACACGCGGTTCAGGCTCGTGCCTGCTTTTCCCTCGTCAACGCCCATAGCCAGCATGGTAGCTGCCAGTGCAGAAGTCGTATGCAGGTCAGCGCCAGCCGTTTGGCCGACACCGCCGGAGGTGTTCACCACATTTGCGATTTCCGCTGCTGTGGTAGCCATGTGACCGCCCAGGTAGTTGATGGAATCCGCCACATCGGTTATCTGGGTGCGCGTCTTTCCGAAAGCCGTTTCCCATTTTGCCATGTAGTCAGCGGCAGACTTTGCATCAATGTCCCACGCAGCGGCCATTTTGGCGGTATCGTACAGATAGCTCTTCTCGCCGGTCTGCTGGTTGTCCAGGAAGATTTCATCATAGTTCTTACCGGACTGTCCCAGCGATGCGGCAATCTGTGCCATCTCGTCCCGCTGGATCGGAACCTGCGTTGTCATTTTGAGGATTGCGTCCTCCATGACCGCCCGTTTTTCCGGGTCAACGCTGCCATCATCATTCATGATGCCGCCAACGTACTTGACCGCATCCGCCGCCTGCGATTGGTATTCCTCCGCCATATCGGTAGTTTTCTTGGTCATAAGGGCGGCAGACGCGGTGAGCGTTGCCATAATGCCCAAACCAGTTTTCCCGATTACACCCAGAGTGTTTGCCACCGTGTTGCCCAGTGACTTTGTTCCCGCCATGGCGTTTACCAGATCTCCGGTCAGCCCTTTGGTCTGCTTTATCGCCGTGACAAGGGACGGGTCCACCTTGCCCATGATGCGGATGCTAAGTTCTAGTGCTCCATTTCCCGCCATACGTCCGCCACCTCGTTACACAGATTCACCAGTTCCCGCCGGGGCAGGCGCAGTAAATCCGTCATGTTGGAGTGCGTGGCAATGGACAGCTGGATAGCCGCTTTCCGAAGTCCTTTTGCCCCGCCTTTTACTCGAAAAAATCAGCGCTCACGGCATCGCGCAGCTTCACGGCCTCGCACAGCGGCAGGCCGGCAAAGAAGTCCACCGGGTAGCCGGTGCCCATGCTGGCGATGATGCAGCAGTACAGGTAGTTGCGGTGGGTGTTCACCGGTGCAAAGCCGCCTGCGACCATGCGGTTCTCTGCCGTGGATTCGCTCATGGTGTTCAGTTCACCCACGCCGGACAGGTCGATGCCCTCAAAGGTCTGGCCTTTCAGTTCAGCCTTTTCGCTGCCCTCGTAGGTATAGGGTGCAGCGAACTTCAGGGCATGGGATTCCAGCTGCTTTTTGATTTCATCGGCGTTCTCGCTGCTGTTCATGCCCTGGATGATCGCCGCCTGCACTTTCTTGATCTTGCCGCGGGGCATGAGTTTGAAGAACTCCACGGGCTTGCCGGTGGCCTTGACCGCCATCTCCTGCGCAAAAGCAGTGGTCATCTCCATCACGGACATTGCTGCCAACTCGTTGCCGATGTTTTTCTGAATGTCAATCAGATCCTGCACGGTCATCTTCTCCATACCGGACAGATCCAGGCTGTCACATTCCTTGCCCTCAAACTTGTAGGGCTTCTCGAACTTTACGGTGTAGTCCATTGTCGTTTCCTTTCATGTTAAAAAGAATCAGCCGCCCCACCTTGGAGCGGCTGACTTCATCATGTATCAGGTGTTAGATCAGGGCGTTGATCTCGGCACGCATATCCTCGCCATCCACATAGTAGCGGCCCGCGAACTTATCAATGTCGATAACGGTCTGACCGTCAACCTCCATCAGATAGCGGGTAACCTCCAAGGTGGTGGTGCTGCCCATGGTGTCGGCGCGCTTCAGCTTGCCGGGATCCAGTTCCTTGGGACGACCGCCCAGAACAACGCGCAGGCCCTTGTAGGTATAGCCGCCGTTCTTGTTGTCGTTCTGCATAGCAGCACGGAGCGCGATCTGGATGTTCTTGTTGGGGTTCATCATCTTGGTGGCGAAGCTGTACATGGTGTTCCAGTTCAGCGTAGCCTCCATAGATTCAAACTGACCGGGGACGGGAGAATCCACATCGCCGGCAATACCCATGCCATTCACGGTCGTGGTTTTGTTCTTGATCTTGGGCAGGGTAACTTCGTCTGCCAGACCGATCAGAAGATCGTCCTCGGTGTAGGCGTTGTAGTCATTGATGACCTGGGGAACCAGATCACTGGAAATATTCAGAGCCATAGTTCAGTCCTCCTTACAGGGACAGAGCAGAAGCCAGTGCGCCGGCCTCGTACTCCATCGTGTTATTGACCTGCTTGAACGGCGGGAACGGCGTGCAATGCTGGTAGAAGCTGTAATGGCCCGCCACCAGTTCTGCAGCGGTATTGCGGTCGGGGTCTGCCTTCATGCTGTAACTGGCGCAGACCTCGGTAGACACATACACGCTGCCCCTCATATTCTCGCTGTCGATGACGCTCTGCAGGCGCTTCTTGTTCATGGGCTTATCCAGCTTGCTCTGATTGTTCAAAACGAACTGGGCCCAGGTGTGGTTGAAGAAGCGGCGGACGCAGAGGAAAGCGTCCTTCGGGTCGGTGTTCTTGGGATAGCAGCAGGTTTCATTGCCCCAGACAACAAAGTCACCGGAACGAATGAAAGTTGCGACACCCTGCTCGTTCAGCACATTGCCCTGCTCCTGGTCCATGAGCACTTCGGTGCCGTCTTCCAGGCAGGCCGCAGAGATGGGCACGCTCACATTGGACGGGCTGGCGTTCGGGCAGTCGTTGTACAGGCTGTCATTGTACACGGCAGCCGCAGCGGCCAGAGAACTGCCACTGTAAATCGCGGTGCCGATTTTGCCGTACAGCCACAGAGCGTATGCCTCACGAGAGGTCGCGCCCTGCTTGACCTTCTGATTTGCCACATCGGTGTACTTGCGTGCACCGGTGGTGCCGCTGTCGATGTCCACAAAGCACACCGCATCGAACACGCCGTTGATCTTGCGGCACTTTGCCTGCATAGCAGCGCACACCAGAGCGTCCTTGGAGAAGCGGGGTGCCAGGATGATGCCGGGCACCATGCCCAGCTTGGGGAACACCTGGCGCACAACTTCCAGGCCGGTTTCCTTGCCGGTGGATGCGTTCACGCCGCCCACAATGTCGGCTGCCGTGACCTTGGTGGGATCCAGGATGGAGCCAGAAACCGCCAGCGTGGTTGCACCATCGCCCTTTCCGCCCGTGACCAGAGCAATGCTCACCGTACCGTCATCATTGAAGCTGGCGGTATAGTCCACATCTGCGGTCAGCGCGGTAGTGTCTTTCTTCACCACCAGCTTATCCAGCAGGATGCCGGTTTCCTCGATCTCTGCCACGCCATCATTGACCTGCACGGTCTTGCTCTCCAGTGCGGTGGTGTGCTTTGCAGGGTCCAGAACGTTAATCAGGACAATGGGTGCAACACCCATCACCTGAAAGCTGGCACTCACCGCATCGCAAAGGGTGTACTTTGCGAAGTCATCAGAGTAGCCAACCGCTGCGGCAGCTTCCTTGAAAGTGCTTGCCAGCAGCGGGGTATTGACTGCGGCTGCGGGGTCAGTCAGCAGGTTGACCGGGGCGGTGCCCACAACGACCTGCAGGCCGGAATTGACCGATACCGGCGCGGAAACGCTGGTCGCGGCCTCGGTTTTGTTAAAACCATGAGAAATAGCCATTTGTCATATCCTCCTTACTTCATCAGGTCAGCGGCCTTGTTGTAGAGAATATTCTCTCTGGTGCCTTCCTGGTCGATCTTCACCCGCGTTTCAGCGAGTTTATCCAGCGGAACGATCAGTGCGTTCAGAAGCGGCACCTGCTCCACTTTCTCTTTCAGCTTTTCGGGCAGGCCATCCACGAATACAGTGTACTGCGGAGCGATGCCCTTGACGGTCGGACCGCAGTAGGCCACAGTGCCCACAGCTTCCGCCGGGGTCTGGGCTTCCTGGGCTGCCGTTGTTTTCTTTTCGGTGCTCATATCAAAGCCTCCACTTCTTCATTTTTCAGGGTGTTGGGTGTTTCGCAGATCAGATTGACGATGCCCCAGTAGTAATAGTCCATATCATCGTCCGACAGTTCCCACTTGCGGGGATAGCCCACCTTGAACGCCTCGCCAAAAACAGGCTTCCGTTTGAAGTGCTGCATGATGGCTTCAATGATGTTCACGGTTTCCTCGTACCCCTGCCGGTCAGTTCCACGGTCATAGCAGCAGATGATAAGTTGCAAAAGGACCAGCTGCGGATCCCTTTCGTTTGCTACCTCGCCGCTGGTTTTCGATACGATGATGCACGGGAAGTGGGACGCATTGGTGTCCACGTCATCGTCATCATCGGTCGGTGTCGGAACGAACTGTTTGAAAATCTGCAAGGACTTTTCGCCCTCCTGTCCGTTGAACTTCATGTCCCGGAACAACTCTTCCAGTTCGTCAATCATGGCCTGCTGGCACATTTCGCTGGTATAGCCCGTGATTTTCCCGGCCATATCAGATCACACCCTTTCGTTTTGCATTGGCGATCAGCTGCCGGACGCGCCGTTCGGTGTTGTCCTGCAGCATCTGTTCTACGGTCGATTCCTGCATTTCCCACACGGTATGGTGCATTGCGGAACCGGACGGGCTGGACATAGTGACCAGCTCTTCATTCGGCTTCCAGCGCTTCTTCCCGCTTTCCGTGTAGTCTTTGTCAGCAGGCACGCCCAGTCGGCGCTGCACCATGCCGATGTGTTTTGACTTGAACTGCACCAGGAAGCCCTTGCTCTTCTCGCTGGTTCCGCCCAGGCCGATCATCGGGCTGCCTTTCAGAACGTGTGCCTGAAAAACAGGCGGCGCGTTGCGGACAGACGGACCCATAAAGGGTTTTGTGGGGCTGGTTCTGAAATAGCCCAGGTCTGCCCGGAACGCGCCGGGATCGTTCTTCATGATGGCAAGGATGGCAGCAGGCCGCCGGTTGGTGGCTTTCTGCCGTTGGCGCAGATCTTCAATCATGCGCTTACCCGCCGTGTTCAGGTCATAGCGGTTCTTTACCTCGGTCAGCAGCAGCTTGCGCGTCTGCCGGGCCGTAGTGTTCACCGCCACTTTCAGCGCTGCCGGGGTCTTATCCCCCAGTACGCCAAGGGCACGGGTCACTTCCGCATCATCAATGGAAACCGTCAGATTGGAAGCGTCATAGCTGGTCTTGAAATATGCCATTGCCTTACCCTCTGATTCTCTCAAGTTCCATGCGGTATACTCCTGCTTTCAGGGAGCAGGACTTGATTTTGTAGTTCCGCTTCTTGTCCAGCGTAATGAGTTTGCCGTTCTGCGGCATAGGGCCATAATCTTTCTGCTTCACATAAAGCAGCAGATCTGCCTTGTACATGCCCTGGTCAAAGGACTGCTTTGCGCCGCCCTCCCAGTGTGCTGCACGTTCGGTCACGCCAGGATGCTGTGTGATGCAGGGCATCAAGCCCTTGTCATCTATGTAGCGCTCCTCGGCAAACTCATTCAGGTTAAAGAACACGGTCTGCACATCCTGTGCCACGCAGTCCTTGAACGTAGGGAGCGGCTTTGGAATTTCCGGTTCGCCGTAGTTCTGGTCAACGTCCAGCATGGTGTGTCCCTCCGTATCAGCAAACGGTGGCAACCAGCCAGCTGTCCGCCTTATCAGGGATCAGAAGCGGGTGGGTCTGCAGTTCCAGGAAGTGGCGGTCAGGACGATGCTCCACATAGTCACGCAGCAGACGTGCAGTTTCGGCGGTATGCCATTTCTTATCATCATCCAGATAAGTGCACAGGCCGTAAGCACGCATGAAGTTTGCGGTGCTGGGAATCATCACCACCATGTTGTCCGGAATCAGGGGCTTGGTGGTGTTGTCGGTGTCATCCAGATACACCTCGTCATAGCCGTAGATGTCCACGCCGGGCAGGTTCAGGTGGCCGTAGTAGGTCAGACCGCCTTCCAGTTCCTTGGGTGCCATAGCGCCGATGTCGAAGCGGCGCTTATCCATCAGGTCCAGAATTTTGCTGTCTGCCATGAAGAGGTTTGCGGCCTGCTTGCCCATGATGACCATATCCGTGTTGGCAAAGCCGTTGCGGCTTACCTGCTGCTTCCAGTCGCACAGGTTGCCCCAGGGGTCCGCAGCGGACTTGCCCCACTGCTTCGTGTTTTCCAGGTTGATCTTATTGGTAAAGCCAAAGTCGATGACTTCATCCACTCCCTTGCCTTTCACTTTCAGCTGACCAGTGGTAAGCACCTGGGCTGCCATCCACTCTTCGCGGCGGGTGGTCATATCGTTCAGCTTGTTATATTCATCCGTCAGCTTTTCAGCTGCCCGCTCTTCCGGCTTCTTACCGGAATAAATGTCCTCACCGGGCAGGCGCCGCAGGAAAAGATCTGCTGTGGTGATGATGGCCGGGTTGATAAGGGGCGGTGCATAGGACTTGGTTTCGTAGCCCTCGCTCTGCACGATCTCGCCGCCGACCATCGGATGAACGAAGGCTGCCATCTTGCGGTTGCCCTTGACAATATCAATGTCAACGCGCTCGGTGGAGAACGTTTTCACGTTGGAGAAGAAGCGGTCACGCAGGAAAGTGCGGATCGGGGGCGCAGTGCGCACAGCCTCGGCCAGATACCGCGGCTCGTAAATGTTGATCTCGTTCGCCATTTTTTTGTTTCCTCCTATCACTTCAGGAAAATGCCCAGGTTGCGCAGAGGAACCTCCACGTCATCCACGGTCACATTGTTGGGCAGCGCCAGGCCAGCAGCGAAGAACTCACCGGTCAGATAAACCGGAACTTCCTTGTCTTCGTCTGCGCTGTCAGCCGTGATGCCATACAGGCCGGTCAGAACTGCCGCGCCGGCGCTGGCCGGGGCCGCAATGGGTTTCACCTTACCGTCAGCGATCAGCACAGGGGTATGAGCTGCCACAGCAGCGCTTGCAGTCTTGGTTGCCTTGGCAATGCCAATGTCCGTACCGGCGATGAAATACTCCGGCTTGGTGCTGAAATCTTTTCTTGTAAGATCCACGCTCATGGTTTTTCCTCCTTACTTCACGCCGTTTGCCTTACGGATCGCGGCCAGGAAAACGTTTGCTTCCGCGTCTTTCGGATCCGGGTTTGCGGGCGGCGGGTTGGTGATGCCGTTCGCGCCAGAATCCTGGGCGTTCTTCTTCACCTTGTCCAGGTAGTCCTGGCTCTGCTTCTGCTGCTTTGCTTTCATGCTGGCGATCATAGCTTTTGCAAAGGATGCAGAATCAACGGGCTTCGTAAACTTTGCCTCGTTGGCCTGATCCTCTGCGCCGGGCATGGTCGCGTCCTCAATCTCCTTGATGCGGGTGCGCTCGGCAGTGATAGCTTCGTCCTCGATCTTAGCTACCAGATCCGGGCACGCCTTGCGGAGATCATCCACGGTCTTAATGTCCTTAATATCCATGTCTGTTACCTCCCCATGGGTTTTGTTTTCCGGCTGTTCCGCCGGGCGTTTATGTTCAGGCTGGGCCGTGGTCTTGTCCACTACCCGGCTCCTGACAAAGTTGGGTGCCTGATTGAACGGGGTGTTCATGCTGATGCTGTTGACGAACAGGATACCGTTTCGGTTCTCCACCACGGAATCTTCTGCATCATCGTCCACCTCGTCCACAAAGCCTTTTTCCTTAGCTTCTGCGGGGGTCCACCAGCTGGTTTCATCCATCCACTTTGCACACTCTTCCTCGGTCTTGCCGGACTTCTTGGCGTACAGAGTGATGATGTTACTGCGGATGGCCTCCAACGCTTTCAGGCAGTTGTTGAGATCGTCTGCGGTCAGGTAGTCACAGATACCCATGCTGACCGGGTGGATCATGTAGCTGCCATCTGCCGCCGCTACCACCTTGTCTGCATGGCAGGCAACGATGGTGGCAGCGCTGGCGCACAGACCGTCAATATGGGCAGTCACGGTGGCCGCATTGCGTTCCAGCATATTACCAATTGCCTGGGCCGCGAAAACGTCACCGCCGCCGGAGTTGATATACACAGTGATTTCTTTCACATTGCCCAGGGCGGCAAGGTCATCCGCAAACCGTTTCGGGGTTGCGGCATCCTCCCACCAGCTGCGCTCGGAAATATCGCCGTAAAGCAGAAGTTCCGCCTTCTGGTCATCATCGGCCAGATTGCGGAACTGCCAGAACTTATCATTCTTTGTTTTCGGGGTTGCCTGCGGATTGGGCTTGCTCATAAAGTCCTACCTCCTTCATTTTTTCCATTTCGCTCTTGCGCTGCCGCATATTGGCCCGCCAGCTGCCGCCGGTCATCTGGGCGGTTTCCTGTTCCGCTGTACTGATTCCCTCTTTGATGCGGAGTTGGGCTGCCTCGATTTCTTTCTTGGCATCCAGATTGGTGCGGGCTGGGCCATTCCATGTGCAGGTCGTGTAGGCTTTCGCCATAGCTGGGTCATCAAAGAAACCCGGTGCATTGATGCGCCCACGGGCCACCGCTTCGGCAAACCACTTCTCGTAGGCCGGCTGGCAGAAGTCCGCTGCAAAACTGTCCCGCAGCACTCCGCAGGTGCGCCAGAACTCGTTCAGAGCGCCGCGGCTCGCGGAGTAGTTGGAACTGAATTTCTTGTAAAGCACCTCTCTGGGGATCTCCACGCCGCTTGCCACCTGGTCGGACATGGCCGACATGAACCCGTCAAAAGTCGTGGTCGGGTGCTTCGGGTCAAACACGGACGTATCTTCACCCGGCGCAAGATCGAACACGGCAGACGGTGCAAGGTCAATGCCCAGTTCATCAGCCGGGGTGTTCGGGTCCTCCGCCTTATCTGCGGGTTCCTCGCCAAAAGGTGCTTGGCTGGTCGGGTTGTCGTGCTTGATAAACAGCGTGATGGAGGATGCCACAATGGCCGCGGCCAGTTCGGCTTCCGTGTATCTGCCCATCTGTTTCAGGGTAGGCAGCACCGGTGCCAGCAGCGGCACACCGCGCCGCTGTCCAGCGCGTTCCCGCTGGGTAACGCACAGGATGTTCGGCTCTCCTGTTTCTGGGTCACGGGCTTCTACCCGCGTCCAGGTCAAGGGCACCGTGCTGTCGTAAGCCAGCGGATGCCGGCTTGCTACCCAGTAAGCCACCACGGCATCGTCCTTGTCCGTTTCCACGCCCTGCACGATCTGATACACGCTATGTCCATCCACCTTACAGGGGTACATTCTGTCCATGCGGTCAGGGCTGCAAATCAGGTCGGCTTCAATCAGGCGCAGACGCAGGGCATACGGCCAGTGCGGATTCTCGCTGAACTGCACCGCTGCAAAAGCATCACCGTTCATCAGGAAGCTGGTAAACGCCAGCGTCTGCAAGCGCCAAAAGTTGTCCATGCCTGAAGCATCGCAAAGGGTGCTGTCTGCCCAAAGTTCAAACTCGCGGGAGATCTGGGCCTGCAGCTGGTCAGCCTGTTCCTCGGTCAGGTGCAGATAGTCCGCATCCACCTGCGGGGTTGGCACAAGGCCGCTGCCCACCACGTTGGTGCGCAGGGTCTTGATGGCACCCGTTGCCAGAGGGATGCCCATATAAGCATCCCGGCTCCGTTTGCGCAGAATATCAAGATTATCTTCGATATCCTCTTTTGCGCTGCCGCCGCCAACGTGCCAGCTGCGCATAGCGCGGGAAATGCGGCTTGCTCCGTAGTTCCCGTAGCCGGTGCCGTTGTTCATGACGGACAGTGCGGCGCGTGCCACAGCGCGGCGATACCCTTTTTCAGGGCTGATTGTCGCAATGGCCTTGTCCAGAATATTTGCCATGTAGTCCACCGTCCTTACACATCATGCGGCGAGAAGTGGTAGATTCGGTTTCTGCCCCGGCCTTTTTCTTCTGCTTCCGCTTCGGCTACTTTCTTTTCCCAGAAGATGATGCTCTCTCGGATCTGTTTCAGGCTGGCACGGGTCAACATCATCTGCTCGATCTGGTAACTTTGCCCGGTCGATACAGCAGCTTCCGCTTCCAGCCACATATCAAGGTGCCGCTGTGCGGCTTCTTTTGAGATGATCGACACTGTTTAGATACCTCCCGATCTTCTTCTGCGGTACTGGCGCGGTGCGGTCTGGCGCGGTGCTTCCTCGCCGGGGATTTCCAGGCCGGGGGGATTACTGATCTCCAATGCCGCCGTGGCGTAGTTCCGCACGTCAAATGCTTCATTACGTTTCTGTGCCGGGTCTTTCAGTTCCCACCGCTCCACCTTTCGGCCAGACTTCCAGCGCGTGACCTTGTGCTCCGCAGTAAGCATCTTGAAATAGTTTTCGTTGTAGCCCGCGTCCTCTGCCGCAGGGAAGTGGCAGTAGTTCGGGCCTTTGATAAGCACTTTCAACCGGGCAAGGACGTGGTTCTTTCCCGTGTCAACGCCCAGCGTGAACAGTTCGCCGCCTACGCGGTTGTTCTTTGTGGGGTTGCGCAGGTAGGGCACGTCCATACCGCCACGGCCTTTGATGGGCCAGATGTGGCGTTCTTCCCGTTCTTTGCAGAAACGAATGACCTGATCCGGGAAGTGGCCGCCGCTGTCCATGCAGACACACCGCAGGGACAGTTCCGTGCCATCTTTCTTCTTCCAGGTCTTTGATAAGAACTCGTCCAGGTCTGCCCAGACCTGCCCGCGTTTCAGGTCGCCGTAAATACGCTGATACCGGATGCCCCAACTTTCCTTGCCAATGCCCCAGCCCACCACTTCGACCTCGAAACGGTTGTCCTGGGTATCGACACCGGCTGTCAGGTACACCACGCCATCCGGCACTTCGGCCTCGTAGAACTCGCGGCGGTCCATCAGGTTGTTGGCTTCCACCGTTTCGCCCGGTTCCTCCCAAGGCAAGCCAAGGTCGGTGTTCACAAAGACCTGCATCTTCTCGTAGTCGCCACGCTTTGCGTCCAGAGCGGCAGCTATGAAGTCCTCCACGATCTTGTCCCAGCCGCACAGGGTCGAGCCGATCTTGTTCATGTGGAAGCCCCGTACCGCCCGTTCCGGGTGCTCTGCGTGCCACTTGCCTTGCAGGCTGTTCTTCTTCCAGCGGTATTCATTGTCCAGACAGCCGCACTCGGCGCAGCGGTATTGCACGCCGCCCTCCGGCCACTTGTCCTGATCGAATACCATGTTGTCCCAAACAAAGGGCTGATAAAAGCCGCAGTTTGGACAAGGCACCGTCCACTCTTCCTGGGTGGATGCGTTGAACTCGTCCAAAATGCGGCTTGCATTTTTTGTGGTAGGCGTAGATATGAGCACCGTCTTGTAGTCCCAGAACGTTGTTTGGCGCTGCTCGGCCAGCATAACAGGGTCGCCCTCTTTGCCGGCGCTGACTTTGTAAGCGTCCACCTCGTCCGCCAGCAGCACCTTGATGGGGCGGCCGCGAAGATCGGTCGGCGAATTTGCGCCAACAATGGTCAGCTGTCCACCGCTAAAATTTTTCTTCATGATCGTGTTGCCGGAGTAGCGGCTCTTGTTGTCCACAAGGCCCCGGAGTACCGGCGTGTCCCGAATCATGGTAGTCAGGCGGTCTTTGCTGAAACTTTCTCCCAGACTTACCGTAGGCTGCACTACCATGATAGGGGCCGGGTAATAGTTCATGTAAAATCCAACCGTGTTAAGGATCAGCCCATCCGTCTTGCCGGACTGGGCACACATCATGGCTACCACCTTGCGGATATGCACATCGCCAATGGCATCCATGATCTCCCGCTGGAATGGTGCGTTGTCCGTGTTCCAGCGGCCTTGTGCTGCGGATGCTTCCGCCGACAAGCGCCGGAAGTTATCTGCCCACTGGCTAAGTGTCAGGTTCGGTGGCGGTTTCAGCGCTCCCAGCGCCCGGCTGAACATCTGCGCTGTCTGCGGTTCCAGGTGGATCATTGCCATGGTTTCCGCCGCCTTTCTTGACGCAGTTCTTGAACGGGCAAAACTGCTGGATCTCATTCAGCCGGGTGCCCCAGACACAGTGCCGGCATTTATTCTTCCTGCTCATCTTCGGATTCCTCCTCCGGTGCCGCCAGCGCAATTTCCGGGTCGCTCAATTCCACAAGCGCTTCCTGTACCGCTTTTTGCAAAATGTCGTGTGCTTCCGCCGGGTCAGTCAGCTGTGCCATGGTACTTGCGTACTTGGTCGGGATGGTTTCCAGTCGGTTCTTGAAGTTGGCAAAGATGGTTTTCAGGGCACGCTCCACGTCCTCGGTGCGGTGCAGGTCGCCTTGGGCTTCCTCCATCCGCATCTTCTCGATTTTGCCACGGGTTTCCTCCCGCTCGGCGCGGGCAGCCACAAGCCGTGTCTGGTCATCCCGGTTGCCGATTTTCATTTCCAGATACTGCCTGACCACCGTTTTCATATCAAAGACACCGGGCCGGACTTCGGACAACTTGCCCTCGGCCCGCAGGTTCCGCACCTGCCGGTCGGTAATGCCAAGACACTCTGCCACAGCCTTACTCGTATACAGAGGCATCCTTGTCACCGTCCTTGTCGGGTATCTCTCCCGTTGCCCGGATCTTCAGCAGTTCAAGCCGCTGCTGTTCGGTTTCCAGATGCAGCCGGTCCATCTCGTTCTTCTGCATCTGGGCTGCCGCCGACAGGATGCGGCCATGGATCTTGTTCAGCGCTTCCTGTAATTGCAGGATGCGCTGTGCCGGGGTTTCTTTCTGGTACATACCGATCTGCTGGTTCGCACCGTCCCGCTTCCGCTTGCCGCGGCCGCCGGGCACTCGCATATCGGTGACGCTGGAAACTATCAGCTGGTCAGGCGGCAGCTGCTGGTATTCCTTGATCTTGTCCAGGATGTACTTCTCCCGGAGCAGCAGCACACCGATTTCATGGGAAGTCAGTTCGGTGCTGTTCCGGGGTGCGTCCTCTACGATCTGTTTTTCTTCCTGGGTGAGTTTATCAAAGAAGATGGCGGCATAGGCTCCATCCTTCATTGCGTTCTCATTTCCCGCCGGTGCCCCACCGCCGGAGTTGCCCACGGCGTTTTTGTTTCCCGGCTGCCCGCCGGGCTTCCGGGCTGCAGGCGGGTCCCACCCGTCTTTTGCCTTCCAGCGGCGGACCGTATCATATTTAAGATGGAGATCATCCGCCAGCTGCCGGAGATTCACTTCTCCGTCTTTCTCCATCCGGGCAATGTACTCCGCGCGGGCGGCATCGCGCTCATCGCTTCGCCTTGCCATTTGGTTTTCCTCCAATAAAAAATGCCCCGCCTGGCAAATCATCCAGACAGAGCATCCAGTATCGCCGCCGGTCCTGCGGCATCTTGGGAACCACCTACAACTTGTAGCCGGTTGGATATGGCAAAGGCCCCTCGGTTCTACACCACCGTGGGGCCTTTCTCATAATTCCACTGTACCAATTATACCACTAAAAACGGGACATAACGGGACATCTTTCACCGTTTGGGGCCTTGAATTGTAAACACTTTATGACATACCACCATTTTGCCGCACCCGGCAAGATGGTCTTTTCCCGATTTTGTTGACCTCAACAAGATCGCCGCCGGGGTGTTTTGGCGGCACCGGCAAAACATGAGTTGCTTACAAATTGTAAGCAGCCACCATTTTGTTGACGCTACCAATATGGTTCCCGCCATCCCGGTGACGTTACCGCCATGGTGTCCCGGCCTGAATTTTTTGAACCCGTCACCCTTTTTCTGGGGCCAAAACGCGGAACCCCTTCAAAAATTTTTGCACCTAGAAATATTTTGGGGCTTTCGAACCCGCACCGCGGCCGCCGGCGGGGGGCAGTACCTTACCGGCGGCGGGGGTCATCGGGGCGGCCGCCGGTGGCTGGCGGCGCGGCTGTGGCTGATCCGGCAGGGCGGCGGCAGTGTCCAGGGCGTGCCGAGGGACGGCAGCAGGGCGGCGAGGCGGAGAAGAAAGGGGGCAGGGGGATAGATAAGGCGAGTGATTGCCTGTTAAGTCTAAGCCCTAAGCCCAAAGCTCTATCCCGTTAGGTGGAGAATCTGGCCCCTCCGGCGGCGGGGCAAAATGGCCGTTTTGCGGGGTGCTGCGGGGTGGATCATCCGGCAGGCGGCAGCGATGCAGGCGGCGGCAGGTGGGCGGCGCTGGTGGGCTTGTCCTCCTCGGTGGCGGCGCTGGTGGCTGCGCTGCTGCTGTGAGGTCTGGCAAGGCTGGCAGGCTGTGGGCGCTGTGCAGGTGGGGCAGGGCTGGCGCTGGTGCGTGGTCATCGTGTGCGGCGGTCTGCTGCTGGCGTGGTCATCGGGTGCAGCGCTGGCGGTGCTGATCCTTCCCGGTGCAGGTGGCGGGCGCAATATCCATGCACTGTGTCCAGCGCTCCCCGGGTACTTTCCAGCTTTTCCCCGGGGCGGCACAACGCCCAGCGCGTGCCGGGCTGCTGATCCGGCAGGCCGGGCAGGCGGCAGGCGCGGAAGATGGGCAAAAGAAAAAGGCCAGGGCGGCGGCGCGTTGTGCGCTGCTGCTCTGGCCTTCTGTCTGCACTGGCGGTGCGATCTGCTGCGCCGGGTGCGTTCCGGTGCATATCGTGGGCGGTGGGGATCTGCTCCCCGTTCCGGTGCCGGGCTGCTGGTGCTGGCACTGATCCGGGCGCAACGGTTCCGGCTGGCAACGTTCCAGCATGGCACGGCCTGCGCTGGCGGTGCTCCATCCGGGCCGGTTTTGGACGTTTGCCGGAGGGGTCAGATTCTCCACCTAACGGGAGTGAGAAGCAGGTGTAGGGCTTTAACCTAGCAGGCTAGAACTCTCCCCAGTAACCCCCTATAGTCCCCCTTCTTCCCCGGATTCCGCCGGGTCGATCTCTAACGGCTGCCCTTCCTGCTGCATCTTGGCATTGAGTGCATCAAGTATATAATTTTGCAAACTTTTTCCGCTGGCAACAGCTGCGGCACGGATTGCCGCGCCCTTGCTCCGTTCCGGGCGAATCGTGATACTGTCCCGGCTTGCGTTATATTTATAGCTTGCCTTTTTGTGTGCTTCTGAAACGGCCATTTTATCACCTCTCTTGTTTATTTTATTATATATTATAAGGCGAAAACCGTCTACGGTCATCTTGCACAATGCGCCGGGCTGAACCGTCTACGGTTTTTGTGAGTTTCTACAAATTGGCCGAAAGGGGCTTGACTTCGTAACCGTCGACGGTTAGACTAAAGCCACAGCAAGCGAGCCGGACAACAGCCGGACGGTTGCGAGTAAGCCGAAAGGAGAGCCGACACATGAGCATTGAATTTTTCAAGCTCCCCGCCGCTTTGAAAAAAGCGATCTGGGCC